TTAGTTATTCTGTATTCTTGACTTTGAATTTGAGACTTAAATGTGCCTTTAATGTCTATGTACAAATAGGAAATGCCGATTAAAACGACAAATAAGGTTCCTACGATTGGATTTTTAGCGAAATCCTTAAACGATATAGGCAATGGGTTCAATCCTATATTTGCTTCTTTTTTGGGAGCCATGTTACTTTTTTCCTATTTTAAAATATACACTACCAGAGTAGCTAATATTATAATTTTTATTAATATTTACGTTAAGACCTATTAGAGCCTTATTTTTGGCATTTAGCATTAATCCAGGACTTAGTACTTCTAAGCCTTTATCTTGGCTAAAATCGCCTCTTATGCCGTAATAAAGACCAAATTTGGCTTTTTGAGCATAATACTCTTTTACGTAGATGGTTTTTTCGGTTAATTTGGCCGTAAAGCCTCTTGAGATAATCCTATTTTGGCTGATAGTATCATCTATCACAAAGATATTAGAATCTTTTTTAATAGTGTCTGAATAGGCTTTTACTTTATAGTAGTCATTTAATACATATAAAGTATCATGTACAGAAACTTGTACAGAATCAATGATATATAATGGTATATCCTTTCCTTTCTTGTACGTATTAACGTACAATGTTTTGTACGTAGTATCGTGAATCTCTTTAACCTTAGTAAACTTACTTGTGTCACTAAAATCAACTGGTTTATAACTTTTGTTAAACTCTAAATAAAGCCATACAGCAAAAAACGCTGATAGAATGATTAGTAAATAGTCTTTAAGATGTTTCATTTATTATTGATTTGCACATAATCCAGTTGGAGATATTGTTCCAGTTCCACTTGTTATAAATATTTGAGCTAATCCACCAGAAATAAGAGCACATTGATAGAATGAGCCAGGCCCACTTAATGCTATTGCATACGTTTGATTGTCGTTACAATCAACATATTCTACTGTTCCACCACCTCCACTTGTTATAGTAACATAATATCTTCCACAATTAGTTGGATTGCTGTAACTATATGGTCCTATTCCTTGAATAGTAACAGAATATGTAGCAACTCCTTCTACTGGACCACTAAGTGTTAATGATGTTATATAACCATATCCATAAATAACATTTGCAGATGCAGTTCCTATATCAAATCTTACAGTTATTTTAGTTCTGTTTAAATGAGCATCAAGCATATCTTTGTAATCATACCCACCTATAGAAATTAATCCATCACAAGTAGTACTCCATTCTGATATATCATTTTTAAATTGTCTAAACCAATCTGAACTATAAGAAGTTACATCTATCTGTGATGTTGTTACATCAAAAGAACAATTAGTTGAAGCTGCAAAGTTTGAATAAGTATTTCCAGCCTCACGATATGATAAAACTAAATTTGTACCTAAAATAGCCATAATATTATTTTTAAGATATTGTATATCTTCCGCTTCCTTGTAGCGTTATTCTGTAAGTTGCCACATTCTCTACTGGACCAGTAGCATTTATTGAAACAATATTAGCGGTTCCAGATATAATATAAGTTGGTGATGTTCCTATACTAAACTTTATAGTTATAGGATTCCTAGCTAATTGTGCATCAAGCATTAACTTAAACTCATAATCACCATTAGCTATAAAACCATCACAATTTACTGTCCATGTAGATAGATTAGGAACCGAATCGGTAAACCATGCAGAATACGAAGAAGCTACTCCTAATAATTCTGTACTAGCATCAAAAGAGCAGTTTGTAGCTGCTCCAAACGGAATGTTTGCAGAACCATTAAAATAGTATAAAATAACATTAGTTCCTAAAATAGCCATTTCTTTATTTTTTATTCATAGGTTATTGTTTCCGTAGAAGCATTATCAGTATTAGTAATTTCTAATAATTGAATTGCTTGTGTTTGATTAGCAGATGGTATAACAGTTAATCTATTAGCCATAAATGTTTTACCACTATAAGATAAAGAACCAGGGCTTGTATCACTCATAGTGTATTTTGCTTGTAAGTATAATCCAATGCCACCGCTATTTTTTAATGCCCCTAAATCAGCTTCTATGGTAGCCATATTTTTATTAAATATATTTGAATATTGTCTACATAATAAAATGTTTAAGCTAGAATATGTACCAGCTAACCCATATCTATACCATCCAGTAAGTTTATTTAATGCACTACTATATAATGTACCTATTGTATTTGGCTGAGTAGTATCTGGATATGTAGCTCCATAAGGAACATCTATTGTTTTTTCTAAAGCTAGATTAGAACCTAAAGTTCTTTTTATTTGTACATTAGAATAAGTATCAGAACCTTGCCTTAATCTAAAGTCTCTAAATCTAAAATAACTATAGTTTAAGTCAAGTAAGAACCCAACTTTTGTATATCCATAAATATATGTTCCAGTACCAGCAGCCGCTATACCAAATGGTATATTTTTTGTGTATGTTCCTCTTGGGCTTGTAAACAAACCAGCCGTATTATGTTCTGGTAATTCTATATACGATACTGTTGTTGTCCAAGTATCATCATTTTTTAAATAATAAGCAGTTCCAGAAACATAAACTATTACAAACATTTTACATCTTGCTGGTTGACCAAAACCAGGAATTGGACCTGCATAGTATAAGTCATATTCAAATGACACATTACCAGGTTGATTAATCATATAAGGCAAAAATGCAGGAGTCCCACCATTACCATTCATTTCAAATTGAACTGTACCTCCTCCAGCAGCACTCGTACCAGCTTGTAATCTTACATCATTATATTTATCATCTGGTAAATTATAAATAGTAATAAACCCAGCACCAGTTAGTGTAACATCAAATGATGTAGGTGCAGCCGAAGTTGAACCATATTGTTTAAAATCGCCATTGTTTATATAGTTATCTACAAACTCAAAACTTGTATTTACTATTACTCTTGAATATCCTTTTTTTACAATTTTAGTTTGAGTGTTTTCTATAAAATGAACATTCCCTGCAGAATATGGAGCTATTGTTACTGCTGTGCTTAATGTTCCACCTTCAATATATGTAGGAGATGCACCTATTAATACTTTTGTATAATAAATAGTAGCTGCAGCCATTTCATTTATAGGCAATATATACCATATACCTTCATATTGGAATAATCTACATCCAAAAGACTGTACAATATTATTTAATATAGTAAAATAATCAACACCTACAAAATCCCTTTTGTACATATATGCTTGGTCAAATGGTTCATTTTCTAGAGAAATACTCCTATCAAACATAGCCGATGCAAAATATGAACAACAAGAATAAAGATATGTTGTTGTTGGAAAAGCTACTGCATTTAGAGAAACATTTATTATACTTAATAATGAAGCTATAGAATTTAAGTTGCCATTTACTGAACTATATTTATTATATTTTAAATATGATAAACCATCAACGCATACAAATCTTGCTTCTTGATAACCAGTTGTAAATGGTATTTCTATATAATCATTAAATATAAAACCTCTCCATTTTACTAATTCCCCACTAATACCAGAGGTATATACTAATTCTACATAGTATTTTCTATCATTGGCATTTAATAGGTCTGGGAAATTATTGTAGTCATCTGTTGTAGATATTAAAAAAGATACATTTAGTTGAGAAGATATGACTCCACCAATAGGGTCCTCTTCATTAGAGTTTGGTGCAAGACTTATACCAGTAAGTTTATAAGTATAAAAATCTCCAGTATAAGAATCTTCGTATATTTTTACAATAGCCGAGTTGCCGTCTCTCATTTTCTCAGTCATCGTGTATCTTAATCCGTATGCCATTATGCTAAGCTGATGTTTTGTCCTTTAATATTTGATGCCTTCTGTGCTCTATTTACTGACAAAAGTAAGTCTTGTCCTTTTAATACAAATGTTCCACCTCCTCCACCAATCATATCTTTAAGTTTATCTAAAGGAGCTACTACTTCTGGATTAGAACTTGCACCTGGATATTCTCCCATTAATCCCATTGTAGGACCAGAGATAATACCACCATTTGCAAACTTATTTGTTTTATTACTACTAAGAGTTGATTTAAGTAATGCTCCAGCAGCTACTGCAGCTACACCAGCAGCCAAAGCTATAGGCCATGAAGCTGGGTTTTTAAGTGCTTCAAATGCTGCACCTTCTAGAATTGCAAAGCTAATTAATGCTTGTCCTAATTGAGTTAAGGCATCAGCTAATATACCAGCTAATGCAACAAATGGCTGTACTTTTTCACCAGCCAATGCTTTTCCTAACGTCTCTCCAAGAGAAACAAATGAATTAGCTAAAAAATCATTTGATATAGAAACTATTTTATTTGCTGTATTAGCCCAATTTGTACCTACA